GCTAGCGCGGGCCAGAGGGCGGAGCTTGCCGGGTGCTCGAGCACGCCGCCCCACTGGCGGACCTGTTCGACCGCCCACGGGGCTAGAGCGCGCTCGGCGTCGGATGGCCGATAACAATTGCGCTGATTGCCCCACGGCCCGCAAGGCGGATGCGCGACGACGCTCGAGCCCCCGGGCCATTGCAGCGCGTCGCGCTCGAGGTCCCATACGTCCGCGCCGGGGAGAGCCTTGTAGACGCTATCGGAGCGCGCGAACAGGACGGCGACCGTCTCCACGCTCAGCCCCGTTAAATCGCCTTGAGTCGCTCGGGGACCTCGGGCATCTCCGCTTGCGCGGCGAGTTGCCCGCGTATGTCGTCCAGCAGCGCGGCGACCTCGATGTATGGGCGCTGCGCCAGCGCGTTAAGAACGTACTCGAGGCGTTGCGCCTGTAGCTTGACGGTGTAGGTGGGTTGGTGCGGTGCGTCGGTCATTGCGGTCCCTTTACGGGTGCGCGGCGACGTAGGTGTCTACCTTGGCGTTTAGCTCGCGCACGGCGTTAACGAGTGCATACGTTAGCGCGTTCGGGTTGAGAAACAAAACGTCGACCGGCTCCCCTTCCGTTTGCGACGCGCCCAACAGGGGCCGCATGTACGACCATGCCGAGCGCTCGCGGATCGCGTCGGCGTCCTCGGGGGGAGGCGGGTCGGGGAGCACGGGAACGGGCAGGACCAGTTCCGGCATAACCGCTTGAGCCTCCTGCGAAATCAGCCCGTAGTGCGTAACGGTCGGGTCCACTTCGCCGCCCGGCTTGAACGTGTAGGAGCGCGGGCGCAGGGCGATCACTTGCGCGAGGCCCGCGGCATAGTCCGCGATGTTTTCCTTTATGCGCTCGTCGCTCGGGCCGAGCCACGGACCGGCGATAGGCTTATGCGCCTCGCCTAACAGGAGGCTTAAGTCGCCGCTGCCGTTGACTTGCACGGCGTCGTTCCCGTTGCAGGTCCAGACCAAGCCGCCGTTGCTGACGATCCATTTAAAGCCCCATCCCCCCGCGAACGTCAGCAAGCGAATCCCGGCATTGTTGTCCCATAGCGCTTGCGAGCCGTCCGCGCCGGTCGCGTTCTTGATACGAAAGCCCCCGGGCGCATCCATGTAAGTACCCGCGCCGCCGAAGCGGAAAATCGCGCCGTTCGCGTTCCACTCCATATCGCCCGTGCTCTTGTTGAACTGCCAGCGCCACGCGGCGTTAAGCACTTGCTGATAGCGCCACGCGGCGTCCTGCGAAACGCTCCACGAGCCGTCAAAAACGCCGAGCCCGTCGAGACAGGTAACGACGCCCGTCGCGCGGCTGATCGCGAGCGGCGCGTCAACGTACGCGCCCGCGTCGGTGTAGCGAATGAGCGTTAAGTTACTGCCCACGTTGCCGCCGCTCTCGGCGGTGGCATCGCCCAAGGTCAGACGCCAGCGCGACGACCCTGCAACGTTGCCGAAAATCGAAGACTCGACCGCCGTAGAGGCCCGGTCGAGAACTAGAACGGGGTCCGCGCCCGACACTGCAACGCGCTTAGCAAACTGCGCCCATGCGCCATAGCGAACGACCTCCGCGCCCGCGGCCACGACGCCTAGAACGCCCGCCGCCAAGCGGACCAAGCCCGTAGCGGGGTCGCTGCTAAACGCCAGACTCGGCGCGGCGACCGTGCCGTCGGCGAGCCGCGTCGCCGTATTCAAGTGGATAAACCCGCCGCCGCGCTCGACGGCGATAGGCGCGTCGATTAACCCGCCCGCGTCGTTGTAGCGGCGCAAGTAGAAATTGCTGCCCGCGTTGCCGCCCGCCTCGGCCGCGGCGTCGCCTAGCAGGAGTTCCCATCGGCCTTGCCCGACGGCGTTTGCCCCGACGAGGCGGGCCTCCCCTGCCGGTTGCTTGAGTAGGACGAGGGTCGGAGTAACCGCGGCAATCGAGACGGTCCCGGTAAACGTGCCGCCCGCCGAACTGATCGGCGGGACCGCGCTGTTAAACATCGAGAGCCATCCGGTATTGGGCGCGTCGCGCAACTTGAGCACGCCATTGCCGCCCGCGGAGGTGTCGAGCCACAACATGCCCGGCGTTGTGTTCGGCGGTGCGGTCGCGCCCGCGTTGCTCGTGTGCTCCGCGTCCGCGAAACGGTTAAGCACTTGCGAGAGCGCGGTCCCGCTCGTTACCGTGGGGTCGATAGGAAAGTCGGTCGGGAGTAGTTGAGACATTGCGCCTCCGTTTAGATTGATGCAGCGCTACGCCGCCCGTAGCCTTGCGCCTGAATATCGACGACGCCCGCGCGGGCAGTCTGAGTCGCCGAGTCGAGTAGGTCAACGTGGAAGCCCTCGGCGTGCTTGTCGCTCACGCGCGAGACGAGCGCGCCCGCGCTGCCGTTGATCGTGATCGCGACCGCCTCGAGCACGCGGAACGAGACGGGGAAAACAAAATCGAGCCCGCCCACCGATACGGGTACGTCGCCGTACGAATCGATGCGGTCGGGCATATCGACCTCAATCAAGCCCGAGGTAACGCAAACGCGAACGCCCGGGTTATAGCTCTTGAGGTAGATACGGAACTGGAAAACTTGCGCCGTGAAGTCGCCCACCATGAAAGGACGCCAGCCGCTCCAGCCGCTTTCCTCGCCCACGGCCATAACCGTTACCGCGGAGAGCGTCGGCCAGTCGGCGATAACCGCGAGCGCGTCGCTCGTGCGGACCTCCGCCCATGCGTCGCCCAAGTTCGCCGAGGACGCGAGCGCCAGCGCGGCAACGTCGACGAGCGTCTCCCATGCCGCCATGTACTCGCCCGCGCTGACCGCGTAGGCGGCGACCTTGGACGAGAGGCGCGCCTCGTAGACCTCGCCGAGGTCGACGGTCCGCTCGCAATAGTAGATACCGTCGGGGACAACGTTCGGGAACGCGCCAGCACTGCGGACCTCGCTGCCGACGACGACCGCGTTCGAGACGACGCCCGCCCATGCGGGCGACTCGTACAGGTCGTTAATCGTCTGGATGACGTTCAGCCGCGGCAGGACTGCAACCGTCGTGCGCCGCCAGACGATGGGCGAGACGTTGCCCGAGGTGTCGACGACGCGAACGCCGTACGCACCCGTACGCGCGCCGACGCTCGTTTTCGTCGTCGGCCATGCGACCGTGGCCAGCACTTGCGCCGCGTTCCAATCGGGCACGCCGACGGGCGTGATATCGGGCGTGTAGCGCAAGAGGAAATAAGCGATATCCGGGTCCGCGGGCGCGGTCCAAAAAATATCAATGCGCTCGCTCTCCACGTTGAGGCCCATCGTCGAGACGGGGCCGGGCGCGGTGCGGTCCGGGAGCAACGTGATCCAGACGTACGACGGCAGTCCGATAGAGCCATTGCCCGCAATAGGCGTTACCTCGAACTGCAAGGGGATTCCGAATAAATCGAGGTCGCGCAGCGCGTCGAGGGTCCAGACGAAGTTAGTCGCCTGCACGCCCGAGGCAACTTGCTGACGGTTGCCACTGGGCAAGTAGACGGCAACCTCGTAATGGTCGACGTTCCAGCCCGTGACCCCCCACGATAGGAGAACGTCGACGAGGGGCTCGCGCATCGGGTCGTAATACAGACGTTGTGTCGCCGCCAGGTCGACGACGGCCAAGTCGGTCCCGTTGACGAGGTCGGTCCCGAGCGTCGGGTCCCAGGGCGGCAGCGCGCCGATATCGGCCTGATAAACGCCGGGCACGTATTTGCACAGGGTGAGCGTCGCGGTCAGGTCGGCCGATGGCGTGATCGCTTGCACGAGATAGGGGGCCGTCGTGCGGTCCAGAGGGCCGAGGACGATTAGATCGTCGGGCTCCGCATGAGCGTTCGTGTCCAACTCGAACAGCCCGCCCGGCTGCGCCTCGAGGATTGCGCCGCTTCGGACATTGCCGTCGGCGTTGCGGATGGTGTAGCCCGTGAGCGCGACTGCGGGCTCGACCTCGCACAGGATGACCTGTCCGCCGTTCGGCCCCGGGTCGTCGTAGACGATTGCCACGCGCGTCGGGATGCCGCCGATCATCGGAACGTCATGCGCCACGAGGACCAAGTCGCCGCGTTGCAGGATCAAGTTTTCCGCGTCGAGCGTGAGCGAGAACGTCTCCGAGCGTTGCAGCCCCTGCGCGAGCATGTAACGCCCGTAGGCCCACGCGTGCGGGTAGTCGGTCAGGCCGAACGTATCGAGCGTCTCGAACTGGGCGGCGTTGCTCGCGTCGTATCCGTCGGCGTAGACGATAACCTCGTCGCGGGCGTAGTTGAGGTCGCGGTTTATGAAGTTCACGCGCAGCGCGTGCGGGCGCGCCGAGAACGCGCGCACGCCTGAGAAACTCCACGAGTTTGCGGGCGTGAGCAATTGCCGCGGCGTGTCCTTTTCCTCGTCGACGAGGATCGCCCATTTGCCCGCGCCCGTAAGCGTCATCGAGGCGCGAGCCCCCGAGAGAATCGACTCGAGTAAATCCTTGATCGTCGTAAAGGAATTGACGATGGTGTCGCACGTATACGCGGGCGCGGTAAACGGCAACCCGTTTGCGACCCAGTAGCGCGGCGCGGCGCAAAGTTGCGCGAAGTGCAGCCACGAGGGCCAGTCGATTTGGTCGTAGGTGAGGGGCTTGGGATTCTTTTCGGAGGTCAGGATATCGAGCGCGATCCATGCGGGGTTGCGCGTCGGCTGCAACGTGAACGAGACGCCGTCGAGCGTCGTCGGCAATATCGAGGTCGCAATCGCGGAGAGGTTTTGCACAACGCCCGAGAGCTTGTCGGTTGCGATAACGCGCATCTCCAGCATGGTATGGCGCAGCCTCGGCTGCACTGGCGCGCCCGCTTGGAAACTCCGCAGGATGCCGACGACCGCCACGTTAACCAGCGCGGTAACGGTGCCGTACTCCGATTCCTTCGTCGACGTTTCGCTCCCGTCGTCGGAGGGGTCCACGCGGCGAATTTCGACCTCGTACTCGCCCGGCGTCGGGAACATGAAACCAACGCGCAGCCACAGTGCCGCCGTGCTCATGGCTTGCATATGCACAACGGGCGCGGCGAACCAGTCGTAGGGGTCGCGCCCCTCGAACGCTCCATGCTCGATGAAGTGAACCCAACCCGAGCGGCGCGCGGGTTCCTGCGCGACCCAGTTCGCTACGTCGGGATAACGCGCGAGGTAGTTCGCCTCGTCGAACGGCTCGACCTGTACCCACTCCCACGGGGCCGCGCCCGGGGGGGGCTTGGCCGCGGTCGGCAGCGGCGAGCCTTGCTCGATGAAGTACCAGCCGCCTACGTCGTAGTCGGTGCCGTAGACCCCGTCGTATCCGTAGTAGGAGGTGTCGATACCGTGCAGCGTTTCAGGACCGTAGCGCGGGTCGTAAGCGCCGTCGAAATACGGGGGCGGCAACGTGATATGAACCGGGACGCCCGGGTCCCGCCCTTCGCGCGAACCGATGCTTTCAAAATGCGCCGTCGCCCCGCGGGTCCACCCCGCGCGCAATACCTCGGGATAGCGCGCGAAGTAGTTCGCCTCGTTGATCGGCCCGCCCGGGTAGGTCGTCGTGACGTAGGGATTCGGCTTGGCGTCCGTGTAGCTACTGCCCGGGGCGGCGACGTTCGCCCAATACATTGCGGCTTGCCGCATGACCGCGGGCGAGGTCGTCGGGTCGTAGGCGACGGGACCGGCGAACATATAGCCGGGTAAAAAGAACGTGATCGTTTTATCGTGCGGTGCCGTGTCGTAGCCCTTGAGGTCGGCCCCGTGGAACCAGTCTATCGGGGCCTCCTGCCAAGCCGCATCGCCGAGCAAACGCCAGCGCGCATAGAGGAGCACGCGATAGGGAACGGGGCCGTCCTGCCCGAGCCGGTACATGCCGCGCGGGAACTGGATATCGAGGTTGGCGTTACGCGTGTCGGGCTTGGTGCGGAGCACGAGCGGCGCGTCCTGCTGTAGCTCGTAGGTGTATTGGTCGTACCCGACGCGGTCAAAATTCAATTGCAAATCGCGGCAGAGTGAATCCTGATGCAGGACGAGAGACGGCGCGAATTGCTCGATACCAACGTCGCCGACTTTCAAATCCTCGACGAGCACGTTCCCGAGGCCGAAGTCGTAGAGCGCGGAGAACTGGGAGACGTTGCCGAGGTTATCGACGTTCGGGTTCGCCGCCAGCAGCGGCATAACCTTATGGCGTCCGTAGACGACGAGGCACGGCGCATAGATAGCGGCTTGGTTGCTCTGTCCCGAGAGCGAGTAAGAGCGCGCCGCGTCGGTGCCAAAGCCCCCCGCAGTGCTGATCGGAGGCGGGCGGATCAGCGCGGAGACGGCCATCGCGGCGACCATCGTCCCGGCAACGCCGACGGCGGAGACGAGGCCGGGGAACGCCGCCGCCGCGGTCGCGCCGGATACGCCGTAGATTGCGCCCACGAGTTGCGGAGCCCAGTAGGGAGCGAAGTAGGCGACGACGAGCGTTAGGACCGCGCCGAGGATTGCTTTCACGCCGCCGCCGCCCGGGACGATAACGAGCATGAGCGAATCGCCCGGGCGTAGCGTAAACGTCAGGTCCGTAACCGGCGTGCCGTGATTGAACGCGCGCACGAACGCGCGCAAGTCGGGGGCGACGTACCGCTCGAGGACCGCCGCCAGCGTTTGACCTGGCGCGACGGCGAGCGTCAGGCGTTGCCCGTCGAGCGCGAGAAACCGCGCGGGCTCGATCAATGCGAGAGCGTTTTGCATAGGTGATAGCTTCCGGCGAGACGGTGCAGCCACTCGGGCGCGAACAGACTCTCTACACAACTATTGCGCCCGGGCAGGCTATGTAAGAACAGGTGCCCCGCAACGTGTATCCCGCAATGGGTCGCCGCGCCCGCGATTCTGAGGATATGCACGGTCCCGGGCAAATAGGGCGCGCCGACGCTTTGCCAGTAGGCCGCGTCCGTCTCGCGTGCGATCAACTCGCCCGCAATCGCGAGGAGTTCGCCGTCGGGATAAAAGTATCGCGGCAACTCGAGCCCGAGCGCGTCGCGCGCATAGAGCACGCAAACGCCCCAGCAGTCCGCGCCCGTGTAGTCGGTGCCGCGCTGCGCGTACGGGATGCCGACGAACTTGTCGAGCGTGACCATCGCGACGCCTACCGGAACAACGCCGGGAAGTACGGCGGGGTATAGGCTTCCGCGGGGAACGCCTGCGTTAGAAAGTTGTCGAGCGTGAGCGTGCCGCTAATCGTGATCGCGTCGTAACTTACGTCAACGAGCTTTAAGAACGTGAGCGCTTTTTCTACCGTGTCGGGGTAGGCCGACGTAATAAGCTCGACCTCGATTTTCGGGGGCTCGACCGCGCCGCGGATGTACTCGACGAGCAATTGGTCGACGTTCGACAGGCTCAACGTGACCCGCGGCAGCGTCTCGCTATCGTCCGCGGGTAGCGTGATCGCAAAGGGGAACGGTTGATAGACGAGCCCCCTCGAGGTGACGGGCTCGGAGTTGTTCACCAGCGCGACCGGCGTCTCGCCCGGTGCAGTGATCCGCAAGAGGGCCAGCCAGACGACCGGCGTCGCGGTGGCAAGCAGGCTCGGGACGTTTACGGCGTCGACCACTTAGAGCCCCCGCCATTGCGGCAATTGCTCGAACTTGCACGTTACCGTGAAAGCGACGCGCTCCTGAGTCGGCCATGCAATCGAGGGCGGGCCGGAGAACCGCGCGACTATCTCGGCGTTATCCTGCGGGCGCTTGATGCGCGTCGGGATGGTGCCGCTGGCGCAATTGATCGTGTACCAGTCGCGTACGTCCTGGTACAGGGCCGCGGGGAGCATGACCGTTGCATCAATGAGGAGGGCCGCGTACGTCGTGCGGCGTCGCGTTTTGGTGAAACCCGCGAGGTCCATATCCGAGCGGATCGCGTTCGCCGCTTCCGTCTCGGCCCACGTTGCGAAGCATCCGTCTAGCGCGTCGGGGCGCGCCGCAATTTGGATCGTTGCCATTGCTGCCCCCTATCCCGGTTGGCGCGTAACGCCGTAGCTCGCGCGCATGGGTCTATCTAGCGTGCCGTCGGCGACCATCGAGCGAACTTTCCGCTCGATCAACATATCGACGACGCGCGAGCCGTCGGCGTTGTCCGTCGTGCGTTGCGAGACGCTCGCCTCGGTGTAGTTTTGTACGTTGATCGTGACCGGCGAGGCTGCGACGCCGAGGTCGCCGCCGCTCGTGCGGCGCAGCGGGACGACCGCCTCGGGTCCGGCCTCGCCCGCGACCGCGGGACCTCGAGCGGTCGTAAAGAATGTCGGCGAGGTGAGAATGCCGCCGCGCGCCATGAATTCCACGCCCGCGCCGTCGAACGCCGCGCCCTTCGCCGCTCCCGCCGCGGGGAACCAAGTGTTAAACGCCTGCATCACTTGGCGTTGCGCGATGAGCTTCGCGATAGCCTTTAGAGCGTTTGCGATGAAGTCCTGAAACGATTGGTCGGCCTTGCCGAAACCGTCGATAAGGCCGTCGATCCACCCCGCGGTGGATTGTTGGAGCGAGCCGGTAATCGTTTTGTTCAGGTCCTCCGCGGAGTCGTTCGTTTTGTTGAACGCCTCGGGTACGTCCTTTAAGAGCTTGCGAAAAACCTCGCCGCTGATCTGCCCGGTAAAAACGAGGTTCGCGAGTTCCGCGTTCCATGCGTCCGATGCCGCGGTCGCCTCCTTCAATTGCTTGACGGCAAACGCGACCCCCTCGCTCGTGCTCGTCGTGGCTTTTAACTTTTCGTATTCCTTGCGTAGGGCCTCGATGACTCTCTCGGCCTCCTCGCCCTGCCCCTGTAGCGCGATCATCCGCAGGACGATCCCGTTCATTTGATCGGCAACGGGGATTTGCGCTCGCGCCGCCTCCTCGAGCGTGCGGACGTACTTCGTGAGCGCGTCGGGCGGTTTGATTTGCTCGAGGAGTTTCGTAACGACCTCGAGTTTCTTCGCGCCCTCCGGTCCCGCCTCGCCCAGGGCGACGATTAATTGCTCGAGGTAGGCGATCTTTGGCGCGGCCATATCGACCGCCGCCATAGCGGACGTAACGCTCGCCTCCCATTCGGTAAACGC